GATGACTCCACCAGTGTTAGCTGCCATCAGCGTAGCATTGGCCGATCCGTTAAAGGCAATCACGCTGGTGTTCGCTTGCGGGAACATCAGGTAAACGCCTGCCGGGATGACCGTACCGTTGCCGGTGCTGACAGAAGTTACGGTGGTGGTAAGAAAATACGCACCAGCCGTGTTGGTGGTGGCATTTGCCAGAATGATTTTGTTTGTAGACAGAGACATTTTCTACTCCTTACAGTGAGAGGTAGTTATAGCCGCTGACCACAGACATAGCTTTCGGCTTGACGTTGACAAGTTCTGCAATCATCAGAACAGCGCCGACGTAACCGATTTGCCAGTTGGGGAGGGTGGACTCAAAGCCCGTAAACACGAACGAACCTTGCTCATGGATGTAGAGCGACAGGTAGTTGGTGTTTAGGAAGTACACCGTACCTTCTGGGCAGTACGGGTCAGGATAGATCGGCACACCGGCAACCATGAGGGCGCGGAATGCAGCGTGAGGGCCGTTGGTATCACCGTCAAAGCCGGAGCCTGGGGTGATGACGTACTGCTCTTGACCAACAAAGTCTTGAGCCAGCAGGGTCCAAGTACCAAAACCGCAAACACCAAACGAAGGCATCTCAGCGCCGTTCTTCACAGTGCCGGAGATGTATTGCAGGATGTTCTGACGGGTCGGGTTGACGGAACCAGCAGAGTACGATTTCGACTGCCACCAAGTGTAAGCAGAGCGGCTGATGTTGCCGTAGGTTCCAGAAGAACTCACAGCGGCAGGCAGACCGATAAACTGCTGGGTGTTGGTCGTGTTGTTGTACAGAGCCGTTGCCATTGCATCCATCATGACGTTAGTCGCGTCATTCATACGCGCTTCGATCAGGGGGATGATGGCTGCGTCTTGCTGAACTGCACCTTCCATACCTAGGAACGGCACGGGAGAAATCATCAGCTTGAGGTCATACTCAGCGTTGTAAGCGCCCTGCTGGACAGACGGTTGAGCGAACGAGCCGCTGTAGTCTGACCATTGTGCGTTCACGAACTGAGCGCCCTGGACGGGCACAGTCACGGACGACACACCACCGCTAGCTTGCTGACTGTTAGCAATCAGAGCCGCCATCAGCGGGGTCGAGTTATAAAGTTGAACAACCAGCTTGGGGATGAACGCACGCCGAGTGACATAAGTCAGTTCGGTAAACTGCGAACTACCTGTTGCCGGAAGAATACCGCCACCAATAGGCATGGTTCTCTCCTAGAAAAAAATACCCTCTTTTACAATCCAATAGGCCGCATAGGTCTACGCAGCTCATTGAGTGCTTTCACCGCTTCTTCACGAGCGGCAACACCGGGGTTCTTCCAGAACTTGTTCAGGTCAAAATTCTTGACGGCTGAAGGCTGATAACCGGAAGGAGTCGGAACTGCTGCTTGCTTCATCCACTGGTGATACTGTGCCGCAGTCTCATGGTCGGCGATTTTTTTCTCCAACATGAGTTTCTCCACGGCATCAATTTCGTCTTCATTATCGACTAGACCCTTCTTCACCAAAGACTGGCGGCGCTTGTCGAGCATCTCTTGAGCTTCTTTAGCCTGAAGCTTTGCGCGAATGGCATCGTTTTCTTTACGCATCTGATCCAGAGCAGAACTTGTTTTTTCTTCAATCTCAAGCTCGGGAATCGGAAGGTTAGGATTAACCTTCTTGGTCATACGCAAGAAGTCTTTACGAGTCTCGGGGTTGTCTGCAAGGCGCTGAGCCAGTGCAGCCAACTCGTCTCGTGCTTCTGAAGAAAGATTTTCTAGTGACATGATGTACCCTCTTACTTAAATTTAGATGACTTTTTTGCCGTCACCGGGCTTCTTCACGGCCATGCCGGTCTTGCCAACTTTGTTGGGACCAGTCAGACCGCCAAGCTCGGCGAAGCGGGGAGTGTTGGTGACAACACCGTTTTGCTGGTTGTTGTCGGTAGGACGGCGCGGGGCGGCAGAGCCACGGGGCTTGAACAAATCCATGATGGACTCCTGTTACATGGGGGTGGGTTGCGGCATACCACCGGCAGGAGGCATACCAGGGACAGGTGCTTGTGCTAGAGCTTTCCCTTCAGGCGTTGCACCACCAGCTTGAGGGAGAGATTGGAGCATCTGAAGAATTTCAGACTGCTGTAGTTCGTTGACTTGACCTTTGCGTGGGCCAAGCAATTCTGTGAGAGAGCGCAGAGCAGTCATTGCCTTCTGCGCCTCTGCTGAATCCGATCCTAAAGCCGGAAGCGATTGCTCCAGCAAGTCCATTGCCATGCCGATGTTAATCATGGCCGCTTCCTTGCTGCCCATCTTGGGTTCAGGAGTGGACATCGGTGCGGCAATAGGAGGAATCTCATTGTCAGCAGGAGACATAGGAGGACCACCCTCTGGCGGCATCGCTGCGGGGGCAGGCATAGAAGTACCTGCGGAACGACTTCCTCGCATTAACTCCATCAACTTGTCTGCTGGAACACTCATAACAACTCCTAATAATCTGCGAGAGGCATTTTATGTCAGCCTCTCAAAGACAAATCCTTACGGATTACTTACGGCCTTTACGACCTTTACGACCTTTACGCATGATGCGCTCCTTGGTTCAGGCGGCCACTTACTTACAGGGGAAGCAGCCATACCCTATTTCCCTTTCGGGGAATTAACGGCGGGTCTTGCGACCACGCTTCATTTTGCGTCCGTACATGATTACTCCTTAACGGCGGTTGTAGTCCCGTTGACTACGACCGGTGTAGGTTTTAAACCCAGTTTGGCGGCTTGTCAAGCTAGGACTCGCTTCTCCGCGAGACAGTTGTTTTGTGTCCACCCTTGGCTGGTCAGCTTTGGGTTGGGTCATGGAACGGGTTCCGGGGTCTGTAGCCATCAGTCTCTCCTAGAAGACCGCTTGTCTTTTTTTGACTCTGAACGAGTTTTTTTGATATAGCGGTCATAAGAAGCCTGAGCATCTTCTGCTCTTTTTATGTTCTCTCTACTTGGAGACGCTTTTGCTCTTTGTTTCGCCGCATCAGCCTCCGACCACAGTTTAATTGACTCTTCGCTCATCATCCCACCTGTTTAAGTTGAGGTTTGCCTTCTGGCTTTTGTTGCATCGCCTGCTGAGCTTGTTGAGCTTCTTGCTTTTCTTGCATCTTTTTCAGACGGTCTTTAAGCATCTGCTTCATAGGCGGATCAACCATGTCGAGCAAGGATTCCTTGTCGATAACCTGGGACTTGAAGAGATTGAACGCCAGAGTCCTCAAGTCTTCCATGAAGATCGGACTGTTAGAGTGGGCATCAACCTTGACTACATAGTCTTTGGTGAACTGTTCGGCAATAAACGGGTTGCCTTGTTCGTCTATGTAGTGGGTGTCATCGTATGCCTGCATACAGCGCAGGTATAGCGTTGCCATCTTCTCTAGTGAATCTTCAATGACGAGGGCACGTTTCTTGGCACGGCTGGAGCCAAGACGGGCAAGCTGAGAAGCATGACCAGATGAGCGCACGCCTGACTCACCACGACCCTGCAAAACACTGACAATGCCACTGGCTTCTTCAAACATCGCATCTATTTCGTTAATTTCACGGAATAGATCGGGAGGAATCTGCGGAGCTAGCTTCTCAACCTTTGCGTTTGGCATGTCTGTGGCTAGCAGGCCACCAGCACGGTTAAGAGCAAAGTTTTTCTCGTCCAAAATTCCCGTAAAGCCTACCAAAGCGGTAGGTGGAGAGACTTGTTTGCTTAGCAAGTCTAGGATTTCAGCCATACGCTTGTTGCGTAGCTGCTGTAGGAAGATAAGACGCTGGACTTCTGACAAGCCCCAGAAGTAGTCATACAGAGGGTTGGGGCAAATCTGCACGAATGGCAGTTCACCCTTGAGGAAAAGGCTTTCACCTTCCCTGTCATAGATGATGACATCTGGATCGGCCTTGGTAACGACTTGGTAGTCTTGAATGTCGTCATTCCAGAGCCAAAGCTCAGTCATTTCGATGGTGTCTTCAGCAACTTCAGCCTTGTAGCGGTTCATGCCGCCCAAATCAAGGTTCACATTGCCGTACATCGTGGGGTTTGACTGCGACAAGATGATGCGCTCAATCCCGTTTGCAATGTCCGTGCGCTCGTGAGGCATGGACGACACCCGTCTAACTAACTCTTCCCGTCGAGGATGGCTCCACAACTGGCTGTAAAGCTCAGACTTTGTGATGTAGTAGGTGTGGACAAAGGCTTCTTGGTTGTCCAAACCGGGGATGTCTTCCCGCAAAACACCTATGCAAGCAGGCTCAACATAGTGTGGATGGGGCGTTTTCCCCTTCATGACCAGCTTGATGAACCCGCTGTTGTAGCAAAGTGACCAAGTTGTAGCCAGTGAAAACTTCTGATCTGCGTTTGTGTCTAGCCAGCGGTCATTGAGAGCGCGTGTAAGAGCCGGAACTTTTGTTTGTTCTTGCTCTTTGACAGCAGCACCCATGTTGATGCTAAACCGCGTAGTCTCTGCTGAGTAGAGAAAGCTGGTTAGCTGGTCAATGTGGGGGTAAATCTTGTTGTACAAAGCCGGTGACTCGTCTGGGCCATTGCCAAACAAGTACCAGCTTCGCAGCGAACCGTAGTCAACCTTGCGTGTTTCCTTCGAAACCAAGCACTTCTGAATGAGGTCGAGGTAAAACTCCTCGCGCTCTACAGAATCAGTTGGAATTCTCATGGCTTGCTAACCTGAAGGTTTTCATGGTCCTGCATGATAACGCTGGCTTTCGGACCCGTCAAATTTCCTGCTGACTTAGGGTTAATACTTACCGCTTCGTCTTTTACGGGCTTGAATTGGCCGGACATGACGGATTTCATGCTAATGTTACCGCCTCCACCCCAGATGGCTTGGTCACCAGGGCGTGGGCCTTGCTGCTTTTGTTGTTCTTTGAGGGCGGCATCTGCCTCTGCAAACTGCTTGTCAGACAGCTTGTTGTGGCGTTTCATGTAGCCAGTTTGGTGTTCACCTTCTCTGGTTGTCTTGATGTCGGTCATGTCGTAGTCGATAGCAAGCTGCTGGACGGTCTTGTCCGTGCGCTTGGTCTTGTCTGACTTCAAGCCAACAGGTTTTAGGAACACAACACTGAGTTCACCCTTGCAGTTTTTCATGGGGCACTTAGGTTCCCATGCTTCAAAAATACCGTGTGTTTCGCAGTAGTAGTCTTTCAAGACAGCCATTTTTACCCTCTTAGTTGCTCGTCAAAACTCGGATTGCTGTAGTCATGGCGGTTGACGAGGCCCACCTTGACCTTCACACCTTCTGGAGTAACCTGTAGTTTCATCTGCCTCATGATGGGAGGCTCGGGAGTGCGCCGGTACTCTACGTAAAACTTCTTGTGCTGGTCCTTCATAACCCGCACAGCGCCTTCTCTCCAGGCTGCGTATGCTTTGTTTACGCGCCTCTGAATGTGTTCCGACAGAGGTTCTTCCTCGTAGACGAAGACAGTGTGAAACATACGGTGAGAGATGCCAGCAAGCTCACAGAAACGCTGTATAGAGATGCCACGGTCTTTGTCATCATAGAACCGGCGCATCTGCTTTTTGAGTTCCGTCTTGCTCAGCGGGTTGTTTGAAGTACTCAATCTCGTACCCCTTCTTTAACAGGTGTTCCAGAAACATCATTTCTTTGTGCATGTTCTGCGGCTCATGCTTGGTCGTGTCAATCTTTACTTTGTGACCACCGACCAACTTGCGAGTAGGGCCGTGACAGCCGAACAGCTTGTCAAGGTCAAAGTCATCGTGGTAACCAGGACCAAAATACTCTACAGAGAAAAACTTGGCTTCTTGATCTGGCGCGTATTTCAGTCCACACCGCTCTAGCTCTGTTCGCATGAACCCTGTTAACTGCACATCCTCGTTGCAAAAAGGCTGAACGTTAAATGATTTGTGCATCACGCCATGTTTGCCAGGGGCTTGCAGCATCTTCTTGCTTCGCAGAGAGAACCCTCCGTTTTGGATGATGTGCTTAGGCTCTGTTTCCTGTTGCCAAGTCCAGTTGTAGTAGTACTTTTCAGACGTTAAGGCGCAGTGTGTAGGAGCGCCTATGTAGTCGTACTCGTACCAATCTTTGTTGAAGTTGTTTCCGTCTAACACCCAGCCATCGTCTTGAACGATGAGAACATGGCTTGTGTCTACAAAATGATGCAAGGCATACATCATGAACCACGAGTACTGGAAGTAGTCCAGCGGGAAGATTCCCTTGTAATCTATAAACCAAGGAAGTGTAGGTGGCCTGCTAGGGCTTAGCAGTAGAGCCTTGCTGCCAGGAAGTTGTGTTGAGCTTCTGACAAGGCTTGGAATGGCGCTCGTGCCATCGTTATGGCCGTACACCGCCACCACGGTCAAGTTACTGTGTTCCATACAAACCTATCCGTTTTAGGTAGTCACTGACGTTTCTGCCAACAGCAATTTGTTCAGGCGTGTACTCTTCCTGCGCCCTGCTTACTTCACGGGTAATCTTCTGAGCTATCAAGCGAGGCTGAATCTGTTCTGCAAAGGCTACAGCAGCAAGGGCAGAGGCAATGACCCTATCGTCCTTGCCGCGCCCAGGAGCGCCCAAGAATCCGTTATCTCTGATGATGCCCTTCATCTCTTCCAGCAAGTCCATGCTGTAGATACGCATCATGTCTCGCTCAAAATAGTCTTTCATGTAGTTGAGCATCCTCTCCTTGGTAGAAGAGGTGGTCAGGTATCCAATGCTGTTGGACAGGCCACCAAGCGTGTCGTTACGCCTCCAGATGTAGTTCTGCATAGAACCGAGCACATCTAGCAAGCCATGCCCCATAGGACCGCCCATAGAGCTTGCCATGCGTTTGAGGTTGCGTATCTCGTTGATGACCGCCTGACCTGGGCCGTTGACCTCTAGGTTGAGCGTAGAGTTCTTGTAAGCGCCAGCAAGGTGAGCAATAACCCACGCAAACTGGTAGGTGTTCATCTCACTGGTTGCGAACTCTGCTACTTGGTCAAGACCGTCAGCGTAGCATCTGAACACTTGTATGCAAAATCTATCTGCCCAGTCTGAACTTCCGTAGGCTGGATCGGCTCCAATAACGTAGTAAGCCGAGTCAATAGGTTGTTCCCACACGCGAAGCGTGGACAGTCTCTCTGTACTTCTAAGCACCTCGGTGTCTTGGAACAACTGACCAAAACTGTAGCGGAAGTCTTCATGGTCCCTCTTCTTACTTTGCTTGGCAGATTCTGTGCATCTCGTGTGTGAGAAAAAACTAGTGCCAGTCATGACGAAGGCATAGTCTTCAGTGGGCGGGAACTCCTGATACATCAGCGTCTCGTCTTTGATTCCTTCGTGCATCTTCCAGCGCCACCATGCCATCTGACGAGAGTTGATTTCTACGTTGTAGAGCTTCTTGATTTCTTTCGTCCACTCCCTCTCTTCTGGCTTTAGCTTGCCATCCCAGTACACCTTGTAAATCTGGGAGTCACCAGCAACGGAGTAGAACTCGTTACGCCACCAACCACAGAAGATTGCCCTCTGCGTCTTTGCTCGCTTGGCAGTCTTGTACATGTCGTGGAACATGTTAAAGCCCTGAGCCGTAGACTCAAACATGTAAAGCCTCTCTGCATTCTTCTCTGCAAGAGAAGCTATCAGAGAAGCTAAGCCTTCTTCATTGCCCCACGAGGCTGTCTCTGTGCCGTGCAAGTAGGTAATGGCCTTGCCCTGACCCAGACGAGACTTGTTGCCAGCAATTTGGTAGAAAAGTCTTGACCTGTTTTTGAGGACCATCTGGTTTCTGTTGTGGGCAACCAGAGGAATCTTGTACTCCTTGGGCAACCCGTCCATGTACATGGCAAGAGTGCTGCGGAACATGTCCCTGTTCTCTTCCGTGTCTGCCACCAGAGTGCCCTGCCAGCCAGGGTGGGTGAACTGCCAGTACAGGTCTAGCGCAAGGCTTATCGTGGTGATGCCAAGCTGCCTTCCTTTCAAGATAACAAAGAAGTGGACATCCTCCTCCAACCCCTTCGCAATCTCTTCCATCACGTACTTCTGCGTCCCCAGAAGAGTGCCCATCTTCTTCAAGCCCTCCTCCTTTGTCTCAATCTTGAGTTCAGAGCAGAACTTATAAAACTTCTTCAGGTCAAAGTTCATCTTGTTTTCTTGTTGTCAAACTTGTCCAGATTCCACGCAACGATGTCACCAGCAACAGACTTGTTCTTGGCACAGCGGATAAGTTCCTTGTAAAAGATTTCTGAGTACTTCTCCTGCCACTCAGCAGCCAACGCTCGCTTGGCTTTAGGGCTAATGCACGACAAAGCCCTCTTCATCTCCAACTGCAACCTTCTGCGAGTGGCGTAAAGCTCTGTCTGCCACTGCGTCTGAATATCCAATCCTGTAGCCATCAGCCGCAGCCTCCTGCACCTTCTTTATCAACATCTCCTGCTTAGCCTGCGAATAAACAAGGTTAGCCATCAGCAAATGACACATCTGCCGTAACTCCTCCTCATCCATCCACAACAAAGCAGTCACAACACCCTCCACACCCTCACAACATCACCCTCAGTCCTGGCCTCAAACCTCCACCCCAACCGCCTGCCAGCCCTGTAGTTCGCATTCAACACCTTCGCCCTAGCCACCACAGGAACAACAAAACTGTCACCCACCTCCATCTCCTCATAAGGATAGGCGTACACCACCCGAGGCTTGGGCATCCCAACTCCAACTTCTTTCTCTATCGCAGCTATCGTCATCTCGCTACCTCTACATATAGCTTCATCTTACAAGCAAGTCGGGGTGGTTGCAACACCCCTTGTCGCCCTGCCAGTTCCGTCAGGGCAAAAAAAGACCAGCACAAGGGGCTGGTCGTAAGAACAGACCAAACCCAGGCTGGTCGAATGGAGAAAGACTCCCTGATTGCGAAGGCAACTGCAATCAGAAGCAAGTCTACAGGAAAAATGTAAATTGAAAATTTACGTCTTGGAAAAACGTAAATTTTTTATGGGGGGTGGAAAGTGGGGGCACACCAAACCCTCCCCCAAGTCCCAACGAGGTTGGCCTAGGTCGCTGATCTGATGCCTAGACTGATGACGGACTGCCCAAGCCCAGGTCTAGGCCTAGTCTGCTCATCACCGGCACAGTCTGACTAGCCTAAGCATGGTCTGTGCCAGTTACCCCGATTGTCGCCCTACCCCATGTCTATTTACATTGTCGCCCAAGGGGACGGAGGGTGACAATCCCCCCTGTTTGTACATTGTCCCCTTGACTGTGCTTTAGACTACTATGTAAACAACTACTAACATTCACTTTAGACTATAGGGGATAGTCTAGTTTAGTCTATAGTCTATCGCAATGACTGTACCTAATCACACTAGGGAATGTACCTAGAAAATAGTTGTTGACGTAGTGTGAATTCGTGATACACTGTCTTTACTGCACTAAAGCAGTGTCCTAACTTAAGCGGAGGTTTCCATGACAAAAGACAAATTCCAGCATTCAGACTTTGTTCGCAATCCGGGCAAATATGAGTTGTTCAAGACTGCTACTGTTCGCAACCTTATGGTCAATCAAGACGGTGAGGTTAAAGAGGGAACAATCGTAGGCATCCGTTTTGCGGGTGTTAAGCACAATCGTCTGTACCGCAGGGATGAGCCGATCTATGTGCTTAGCACCGGTGATGTGTGCTATGCCAATAACCTGTGTGAATTCACACTTTGACAATCCAGCCTGTGCCAGTGTGACAGACTGGCATGGGGTGAGGTTGTCTCACTGT